GGTCGGGAGCCGCGCTCCAAGTCAGTGCTTATGAAGTAATTTTTCGGAACCTCCTGCTCCTAAAAAATTATTTAATAAATTTCATGGCATCGAAGGAGAGAGTATGGGAAAAATCACTGTAAAACAGGAAATTTTGGAAATACCGCTGGCATCCCTTAACCCATTTCCTGGAAACCCGCGGGATATCTCGGCGGAGGCGATCTCCGGCCTGCGCTCGAGTCTTGAGAAGTTCGGCTATGTCGACCTGATCGTGGTTAATAAGCGGAACATGGAGATCATCGCTGGACACCAGCGGTATACGGTGCTCAAGGCGGACGGCGTTGAATCTGCGCCTTGCATCGTGGTTGACGTGGACGATGTGGTTCAGCGCGCGATGTGCATCTCGCTCAATAATCAGCAGATCTCCGGATTTTTCACCCAGGCGCTGATACCAATGCTCGAGCAACTGCGTCACGAGATGCCCGAGGACTACATTTCCTTGCGGCTGCAGGAACTGCGGGAAGATTTTGAGAATTTTGAGGAGGACGTGGTAGGGAAAACTCTACCGGACGACATCCCAGAAGCGCCTAAAGAAGCGATCACCAAACCCGGGGACCTGTGGATCCTGGGCGAACATCGTCTTTTGTGCGGAGACAGCACCAACGCCGACCACGTCGCTCGGCTCATGGACGGGCACCAGGCTCAGCTTATGGCCACGGACCCGCCGTATCTGGTCGACTACACCGGCTCCGACCGCCCGAATGGCGGAAAGGATTGGTCTGACACCTACCACGAGATCGACATCAAAGACCCCGAGCGCTTCTTTAAAGATTTCCTCGCGCTCGGCCTTGCGCATACCGAACAAAACGCAGCCATTTACATGTGGCACGCGGCCAGCCGGATGATCCTGATCTATAAAATTTTTCAGGACCTCGGACTGCTGACGCACCAGCACATCGTTTGGGTAAAACCCTGCTCCGTATTTTCGTTCTCGATCTACCCCTGGCGCCACGAGCCCTGCCTGTTTGGATGGCGCAAAGGTTTCAAACCGTTTTTCCACCCGGCCCGCAAGAGCATTGGGTCCGTGTGGGAGATCAATCTTCTGCGCAGTGGCGACCCGCAAAATCCGGAATATTACAGCGATATCTGGCAAGTCGATTGGGATGGAAAGAAGCGCAGTGCTGGCGTGGATCATCCGACCGTTAAGCCGACGGAGATTTTTGCAATCCCGATGCGCGTGCACACCAAGCCCGGGGATGTTTGTTACGAGCCGTTCAGTGGATCCGGCTCGCAGATCATCGCGGCCGAGCGCACCAATCGCCGCTGTTTCGCCATGGAGCTCGAGCCGGTATTTTGTGATGTCGCGGTCCGCAGGTGGGAGGAATTTACAGGGAAGAAAACAGAAAGGTCGTAAAGATGCGAAAAATTCAACCTCCAGAGTTGATTGGCAGAGCTGTAAAGACATCGGATGATTGGCGGTGGGGCGTCTATTTAATCCCCGGGCCTTTCGGGGATTTGCGTATTATTTCTAGCATGGGATATGGGTGGGAGCACGTTTCCGTTAGTAGGTTAACCAGGACTCCGAATTGGCAAGAGATGTGTTTTGTTAAAAATCTTTTCTGGGAGGAAGAGGAAACGGTGATTCAATTTCATCCGGCGAAATCTCTGTATGTAAATCATCATCCATTCTGCCTGCATCTCTGGAAGCCGGAGGAAGCCGTTATACAAACGCCCCCGCGATATTTAATTGGTCCATACGAGGGCATGGAAAAAGATATGCTAGCTGACTTAATTTAGCGGCCGGGGCCCCGGGCGAGTTCGCAGCTCGACACCGGAGCCCAACCCACATGAAAAGGATGTGAGCTTTATGCGACCGCGGTTCAGGAATTTGACGATTCTACCTAAAATTCATGGGGGGGGGCATAGTTTTTTTACCAAAAATGGATATGGCCGATGCTCCGCAAAAACCCGCAAAACCGAACGTCATTGAAATGGCCAAAAAGCAGCGCCACATCCATTTATACGGTCAAATCCAGAAAGGCAAGGCGCTGAAGCCATCGGAACTCAAGGAACTGGCCAAGCTGGAAAATCAGGAAGACGAACCCGGGGTTGTCAACACCCAGGAGCAGGTATCAAAAGTTTTTAACGTGTCCGAACGTACCGTGCGGGAGTGGGTCAGCGATGGAATGCCCAAGAGATCGGACGGACGGTACTCAATCAAAGACATCCAAGAATGGCGATTCCTAAAAAATCACGGCGGCTCAAGCGCAGGGGTCGGGAAAAGGGCAAAGGGCAGTCATTGGGAAGAGGAATACCGGAAGTATAAGGCCTTGACCGAGGAGTTGAAATACCAGCAGACCGTCGGCAAGCTGGTCCCGCGCGAGGAAATCGAAGAAGGGCTCATTCAAATCACCGTCGCCATAAAACGCGCTTTCCTATCAATCCCGCGATCCATGGCGCCCCAACTGATAGGCCTCGAGCCGCGAGAGATCGAAGTCTTGTTGACAACCAAAATCAAATCCATCATCACCATGTTTTACGACAACAAAATTTTTCAGGACTACGCGCGCACAAAAAAAGGCCCAACAAAGAAATCAAATGCTAAAAACCCTCGACCCGCCAAAAATATGGACTGAAAACGTCCGCCGCGCCTGGGAACTGCCGAAGGACTTAACTGTGTCGCAGTGGGCCGATCAGAACCGGATACTCGGGAACATGACGTCATCCGAGTCCGGGCAATGGAACACCGAACGCACCCCCTATTTGCGCGGGATCATGGACGCCGTAAACGACCCTCTGGTCGAAGAAATAACCATCATGGCATCCACCCAGGTCGGGAAAACAGAATGCCTGCTAAATATCTCCGGATACATCGTTGATCAAGACCCCGGACCGATGCTATTTGTCATGCCGCGCGAAGACGACGCCAAGAGCATTTCGTCCAAGAGAATCATCCCCATGATGGTTATTTCCCCAGCCCTGCAAAGCCATCTCCTCCAGCGCCCCGACGCAATAACCCAGATGGAAATCACGCTCGACCGCATGATCCTGTATATGAGCGGAGCCAACAGCCCAGCCGGACTGGCCTCGCGCCCGGTGCGGTATCTGCTCATGGACGAAACCGACAAGTATCCCCACTTCACCCAGAAGGAAGCGGACCCGATTAAGCTGGCTACCGAACGCACGCGCACATATTGGAATCGGAAAATTATCAAGTGCTCGACCCCGACCACTCGGGAAGGCTACATCGCGCGCGAGTATGAGAAATCCGACCGGATGCGCTTTTACGTCCCGTGCCCGCATTGCGGAAAACACCAGGTCCTGATTTTCAAAACCCAGGTCAAATGGCCGGAAGACGTGCGCGACCCGGAACTGATCAAAAGCGGCCGCCTGGCCTGGTACGAATGCATCCGATGCCGGGAGAAAATAACCGATCTGATGAAAAGAAAAATGGTATCTGCCGGGAAATGGTGCCCAGACGGGTGCGACGTCGAAGACGACGGAAGCATAACAGGAAACGCCAAGCGCTCGGCAAACCGCGGCTTTTGGATAAACGCCCTTTACTCGCCATGGCTTTCATTCTCCGATGTCGCCGCCGAGTTCCTGTCGTCAAAAGACACCACTGAACTGCTTATGAACTTCGTTAACTCCTGGCTGGCCGAAGTGTGGGAGGAAAATCTTAACAAAACAAAGCCCGAAGAAATAAAAGCCCTGGCGCGCCCGTATCAGCGCGGAGTCGTGCCGGCCGGAGTGCGCGCCCTAACCGGAGGGGTCGACGTCCAGAAGGATTATTTTTGGCTCGTCATCCGCGGGTGGGGAGTAAGCCAGGAAAGCTGGAAAATACTGTCTGCCCGAGTTGAGACCTGGGAAGATGTGGTCCGTATAATGTTCCAGACCCACTACGCCTCCGAAATGCCCAACATCGATCCTTTAGCAGTCCGCTTGACCTGCATTGACACCGGCTACCGCACCGATGAGGTATACGACATCTGCCGAAAATTCCGCGACGTCGCGCGCCCGATCAAAGGCCGCCAGCATCTGACCGGGACGCCGATCAAAAGCAGTATCATCGATCGATACCCCAAAGACGGCCGGCCAATCCCGGGAGGCCTACAGCTCTGGCATCTTGACACCGCCTATTTCAAGGACAAAGTCTCGCGCCTAGTGCAGAACACGGCCATGGACAGCCCCGGAGGCTGGCATGTCCACCTGGACCCGTCCGATGAGTATTGCCGCCAATTCTCAGGGGAACATAAAGTCATCCTGCGCGACCGTAAGACCGGGCGCGTCACCGAGGAATGGCGTCCCATCACCTCGCGCGCGCCAACGCACTGTTGGGACTGCGAAATCTACGCCACCGCGGCCGCGGAAATGATGCGCGTGTTTTCCTGGCGGCCGGAAGGAGGAGGGCCGATCATTCATCAGCCCCCAAAGAAAACCGTAATGTCTGATCAATATGGCGCGGGAGGATGGGCTCTAGGTGGTGCAACATCAAAGAACTGGGTCCAGCGCAATGGGTAATTGGATAAAAACCACGCCCGGATGGCTTGGGCGCGACCCAGAACCGATAAAGACAATTGACAGCAATAAACCACCCCAAGATTATCCAGCAATCAAAATTCCGATCCTGAGATGCCCAGAAGTATCCTGCGGGACAAGGCAATTGAAATGTTACGGAATGGACAGGCCAATCTTATATTATCGGTGCACCGTCTGCGGAATAAAATTCAAGGTTATGGAGGTTGAATACAGTGTTTTTCAGCCTGGCTGAATCAGATGCTTGATTAGCGCGTTAAAAAATGAGATAAGAAAAAGTACGCCATGCTGGCGGGGGACGCTTCGACAGCAAAATTGCGCGGCAATCTGGGTGCCCAGACACTTAGGTTGCCGCATTTTTATCAAAAAAGGATGCCTGCATGAAAAAACTACTCGTTGCGTTTTGTAGCGTTTTACTGCTTTCCGGTGTGTGTCATGCGCAAATGGTAAAAAGGGCGGAGTCGGATCCAAAGGTAGGCGCGGTAACTGTCAATAAATGGTGTATGGGCTCTGGAACTCAGGTGGCATGTGATCAAAACGCGCCTTCAGCGTCTGCCGCTGGAAATAATACGGAAGTACAAGTCAACTCGTCCGGTTCACTTGGCTCATCGTCAACCTTTACTTATGATGTAACAAACGGATTGCAAGTAGGCGGCCCGTCAGGGGCCGGGGCTTTGATTTTAAAAGATTCTGACGCATCGAACACTATAACGACATCCGCGCCTTCGTCCGTCACATCAAATAAAACTTGCACGCTCACCGATTCCGCATACCCATATACGTCATGCGTTGACCCGTCATTACAGCGTCGATCTAAATGCGTGGTCAAAGAAAGCGTTTCCGGAACGGACGATCATTATCCACTAGGGTCAATCTCTCAAGCATCAACAGTAAAAAATGTCTGGTGTACGTGTAAAGGAACCTGCACAACCAAAGCAACTTTTACCCTCGAAGACTCCGCCGGCAACGCCATGACCATCACCGGCACAAACCCAACTTGCTCGGATTTCGGAACGACGCCGACAGCTAATGCGGTCACGGCGGGAAATACTTTGACGGCGCTTGAAAGTGCCGCTTTTAACGTCACCAATACACCCACAGCAGGAGACACATACGAATTATGTTACGACTACGATATTACCTTGCAATAATTCTTTTGCTGGTTTGCGGCGATGCTTTTGCTACGACAGAAGATTTTACGTCTTATGCTACGGCAGACCCAGATGGCAAACTTTCAGTTACCGCGTCGCTTATCGACTCGGATAATATTCAGGATTGCGGAGGGGAAACGCGTGTCGAGAAAAATTACACGGCTTCGCACTTCGGGAATTATTCGATTAATTTCAAAGCGGCGTCCGACCTTTGCGGGTCTGTAAACGGCGAGGTCATGCTTTGGTCTTTGGGAAATACCGCAGACGCTGTCTATAGCGATCTGGATGCGGCCAACATTGGTATTGCTTTGAGAGGTCAGCAAGGGAGTTCAGACTCCACTTTTACCCTTATCAATCTTGAGAATAATTCCAGCGATACTTATGTCGGTTTAAATGACACTTTTTACTGGTTCACCTGCGCCCGTGACGGATCAACTCAAACTTGCGCGATTTACTCCGACACGTGGGGTGGAACGCTTGTCGATACTCTTTCCGTCACGCGCACGGGAACATCATATCAATATCAAACTCTTATGACTAACTTGGGTGTTGTCAATTGTAATGGTAATTGCGGGCGCATCGCTGAATTGACTATAACCCAAGCCGATAGCGGCGGTGGCGGGTCATCCTCTAATCCTACTCACTTGGTTAATTAATGAAAAAAAATATCGTCGCTTTTATTCTTTTACTCCTTTCAGCCTGCCCGGCGTTTGCCGCAGTGTCGTTTGACGCGGTGTCTCATAGCGTGCAATCTGGCGGCACAACCCTTTCTTTCGATCATACTGTCGGGGCGGGTTCAAATCAAATTCTTGTTGTTGGAATTGGTTTTCGTAACAATTTTGGGCCTTACCTGATTTCCTCTGTCACTTATAACGGAACGGCTATGACCCGCTCCGCCAAGAACTTCTCATATTCAACAGGTAATAATGGGCAAGCTCTTTATTATCTTCTTGCCCCCACTCAAGGGACACATTCGGTTTCGATCACTATTGCGTCGGAGACACAGTTTGAGGCTGGCGCGATATCACTTAATGACGCCGCTCAGCGCCGCCCGGATGTTAAGGCCGCAAATATCAACGGCGTTCCGGTATCAATCACGACTTTAAATGATGGAGCAATGACTGTTGATATTTCGTCCGGCTACGGTCACGCCTCGACACCTACCGTCACGGGCGATCAAACTTTAAGATGGTTCGAAGACAGCAATAACGGCGGGGATGGCCATCACACGGCTATGGGGACAACGGCCAAAACTACCGCCGGGAGCGTGTCAATCGATTATTCGTTTGATGTTAATTATGGCCCGGCATCATCGGTTATTTCCGTTGAGCCTTTTGGCTCGTCATCACCTGATACTATAACCATCACCAATACGGATAAGACCTTATCTCAATCAGGGTACACTTTGACTCTCTCCGGTTTTTCCGTTACCGGTGATCATCCCTATCTTGTCGTGGGCGTGTCTTGTGACACTCAAAGCAATACTGACGGAAACGATGTTACCGCCGCGACTTATAACGGAGTGGCGTTGACTCTATCCGATCACGTCGAGGGGCTTAACACCGGGAATATGACTTGGTGGGTCGACCATTGGCTTTATTACCTGACCAATCCTGCTACCGGCTCGCACGATATCTCTGTAACCCTGCAAAACGCCAATGGCGGCGCGGTTGCTTGCACAATGGCGGCTATTGCCTTGGACAACACATCACAAGAGGCCCCGGAAACCCACGGGACGGGGGCTATGCACGAAGCTCCGGGGCAGAGTGTAACGCTTACCACCACAACCGCTAATTCAATTATTGTTTCCGTCGGAGGCGGTAATGATTGTACGGGCGCAAGTTGTTATTGCGACTCTGTGCTTCAGTCATATTTTGCCGACGAAGAATTTTCTAATCAAATGTCTTGTACTGCTGATATTTGGAGCGTGTCGAGCTACCAGTTCGCGCGTACCGCGGGGGCGCATACAACAGGTGTCTGGTGGATGTCTGGGATCGATCTTAATGCCATTGCCGCGTTGAGCGTTAAACCATATGCCGGGGGTGGAGGTGGCGGATCTGATTTAAACGCTGCCCTACAGAATGTAATTCTAAAAAACGCAATATTAAAGTAGTGCTTAACCCGAGGAGAATCGATGTGAGCGATTTCGAAGAAAAGCACACCGCTGAAAAGTGCCCGTTTGGGTTAACCATCCCAACGCTCGTTTGTGATGTCTCGGAAATAAAAAAAGCTCTGATTGGTGACGCCAAGGGCAGCATGGGCCTCGCAGCAAAGGTCAATATCATGTGGTGGGTGGTGATGGTGATTGGAGCGTGTCTCTTGGTGCAGGTTTCCCCGGCATTGGCAAGAATTATCGGCATAGGCTGATGAGCCACACGACGTCCATCGATGTCGACCTAAGCAAGCTGGCGCAATGGATGAAGGTAATCAAATGGTTCCTCGAAAAGATACAGAACGAAATCGATCGCTCCATGCGCGAAAAAATGGCCGGGCAGTTATACGAAAACGGCGGGGGAATCTGAATCACGCGCCGTGGGTCTGGGAAGGTGGTTGTAGTGATTAAATTTGTTTTATTGGCGGCTTTGATCGTTTCCGGCTGTGCGCACGCCAGTCGCACCACTATTGTTGTTGTCGGGAAAAATATTAATGTCCCCGTGGCTGGAATCAGCACTGTCCGTGGTGATGATGTCCAGGTGAGGATCGATCGGGTGTCAGTTTGGGGTTGCAATATTACCGAGGAGGCCAGGAAATGATTGACCCGCGTAAAATATCGTTGAAAAAACTCCCCCTGATCGTTTTTAGCGATTTCACATCAGGCCTTGTGGAATTTCTGATCAAGTGGCGCACCAATGGGAGCTGGAACCACGTCATGTGGCTGGTTCCCGGTCCGGATAATCGACCGATCTTTGCCAGCCAGGGCAATGTGTTCTCGCTGGCGCCGCTGTCACGCTATATGTCCGAGAACAACCGTCTGAAATTTGTCTGTGTGCGCGGATTGGATGAAGTCCAGAATCTGGCCTTGATCAACTCAATTTATGAAAAGATCGGACGCCCATGGTGGAAGAAAATGTATGACTGGGTGGGGATCGCCGGTCAGGCATTTGGTCTGCGTTGGCTTAATACTCCCGGCGCGCATTTTTGTTCTGAAGATGTTCCATACCATCTGCGCAAGCTGATCCCGGATTTTGTTCAAACCCCATACGAGACCAGAATCACGCTGATGAATATGCCCAGGCACGGGAGCCCCGCAGACCTAAACGAATTTATGAAGCGCCATCCTGAGGCGTTTGAAATTATTGGAGAATGGGAAGGTGATAGAGAGCCGAGGCCAGCTAAGCCCGCATCGCGCATTCTTCCGGCATTCGTCGCGCTTTTGATGTTGATCCTGAGCGCAACCGCGTCATTCGGGTTCGCGGTCCGCAATATTCAGGACAACCACCAGTTTATTTATCAGGTTATCGACGCCGCAGGCGATCACGTGACCGGTCAGACTGTTGCGCTTAAAATTAAGCGCGTCAGCGACGGGTATTGGTACGATTTCAGCGACAGCACATTCAAAAACACTGGCTGGACCAGTAAGTCCGTTAACCTTACCGAGGACTCGACGGAGGGGTTCTATTATTACCTGTTCAATCCTCCCGCCAGCGAGACCGCGGCTGAACAATATCAATTTCTCGTAGATAACGCCAGCGCGACTTATGGAGACCATCAGAGTGAATTGGTGAGTTATCAAAGCATCGGGACCAGCACATTCAACTCTGCGTCAAATCAGGTCATTGTCGCAACCAATAACGATAAGACCGGTTACGCGCTCAGCGCCGGCGGCGTTGACGCGATATGGGATGAAGCGACCGCCGGGCACAGCACGGTCGGATCATACGGCAAGCTGATCACCGATTACCTTAACGCCACAATTTCCAGTCGATCCAGCCACAGCGCGGCTGATGTCGCCACGGCCGTGCTCGTGACCCCGGCGAACAAACTGGCCACCGATGGCACCGGACGCGTGACGGTAGGGAGCAATGCGGACAAGACCGGGTATTCAATCAGCGGAACCAAGACCACTCTGGACGCGCTCAACGACATCACATCCGCCAGCGTATGGGCCGAAAGCGCCCGCACCATCACCGGCTTGACCGCGGCCGCCCTGGCGGATTTATTTGACACCAATTCCTTAACCACGTATGCGTCAGCCGTGGCTGGATCCGTGGTTAAGGAGATCGCGGACAATGCCGGAGGTTCGTCGCTCAGTGAAGCCGGGATAGCGGATGCCGTTTGGAATGAGCTATTGAGCGGGCACACCGTTTCCGGATCGACCGGGGAGAAGCTGGGGAATATCCCGTCTTCCGGGTCAACGGATTGGACAGTTAACGAAAAAACGGAAATCAAGGCTGTGCTGGGGATCACCAACACTGGGACCCCGGATAATACCCCTGTATCCGGCGCGCTCTACGCCATGCAGGGCGCGACCTTCGATACATCCACGGATAGCCTGGAAGCTATCCGCAACCGCGGCGATGCGGCGTGGATCACAGCCACTGGCTTTTCAACGCTTACCGCGGCTGATGTGTGGGCGTACGGCTCAAGGGCGCTCACCGATAAAGTCGGGTTTTCGCTCAGCGCAGCCGGCATTGATGCGATTTGGGATGAGGCGCGTAGCGGACACACGACCGCCGGAACCTTCGGCTATTACCTGGACGCCCAGGTCAGCGCCGCCGGTGGCGGCAGCCTAACCGCGGCGGGGATAGCGGATGCGGTGTGGGATGAGCCATTGAGTGGTCACGCTGTATCCGGATCCACCGGCTCCGCGCTCACCGCCGCGGGGGTAGCGGGAGATCCATGGACCGCCGATATCTCCACCGGGTACACGGGCCAAGCCGGAGAAGTCCTACGCCGGATCGATCTGGACACCAACGGCGCCAAGGACAGCGGAGTTTACTCAGGCATTGAGACTATGATCCGGACCAACCGGTAAATTTATGAATAAGGAAAATTAGGAGGAACCCATGCGCGCAGCAAGTTTTGAGAAAATAACCGTAGCTGATACGGTAAAGACATTGACATCGAGTAAGTATTCATCCGACGTTCTTCAGGCGAGCAGTGGTTCCAATTCCGTGGGGCCGTCAGTTCTGATCACCGCCGAAGGGGGAGATATGCGTTACCGCCTGGACGGCAATAATCCCACCACCACAGATGGCCATCTGCTGTCTAACGGTGACGTTCTGAAGCTTAAGGATTACGACGATATCCAGAGATTTAAGGCGATCCGGGTGGGCTCCGTGAGCGGGGTCCTGCAGGTTTCGTATTTCGACAAGGCAGATTTATAAACATCGAGGGGGATTTTATGACCGAAAAGCTTTCTCTCAGAAGGAGAGCGCAGTATTTTTACCTCCCGGGGCTGTACCAGCGCGACATCAAATGGGCGCTCAAGACACCATACGCCACCGCGGGGAATCGTCTGATCATCCAAAGCCCGAACGCGGCCGCGATCGACATTAACGGGACGGTGTTTATTATCCGTAGTCAAGTGGAGATCGACGTCTCCGTGGCCGCGAAATGGGATACCCAGACGCCGACGGATTACACCGTTGCCGCCAACCGGGCCGGGAAGGATTTCTACATTTATGCCTGCGCCCCATCATCTGGCGAGGCCCCGCTTATTTTATTATCCGCCGCATCAACCTACCCGAGCGGTTATACAGCAAGCAACAGCCGCAAGATCGGGGGATTTCACTGTGTGTGTGTTGCCGTGGGAACGATCTCCACTCACGCTCTAACCGGGTTTTTGGCTGGGGACGTTCTACCCTTTTCGATTTGGGATCTAAATCATAAGCCCAAGGTCGCAAACCCCGAAGGCATGACGTATTCCGAGAAGGCTAATATCTGGGTGGATATTTATTTGGCCAGCGGGACCGGCGCATCCACCGCCTCCGTGAATGGCGGGACAATTTCCGACACACGCGATTGGATGGATTTTGTTGACGACGGAGGAGCAGTCAAAAAACGTATGTTGAGAGACAGTGAATTTCAGATCATCGCGGCCAATACCAATGAGAAAACGAACATCACTGGATCGTCTGATCCCGTAACCACGGGCGGTCATACTGACACAGCGTCAAGGCGCATGATCTCGGATATTGGATGCGAAGACCTGGCCGGAGTAATGTATCAATGGTTGCTCGATCAGAGTTTTCAGGCCGACGGCAATTACACATTTTCGGACTATACATTGCCGGGCAACAAAGGCTCGTTATATCGTCAAGGCGCGTACGGGGACGTTAAGTTGCTCGCCGGCCGCTCTTGGTATAATGGCGCGCTTTGCGGCTCCCGTGCTCGTTCTGCGGCTACCTATCGCTGGTCTACGAATACGATTATCGGCTCCCGGTTCTGCGCGGAGCCCGTTTGACGACGCCGACGAGAGAACGGTGCACGAACCGATTTTTTTGAAGCAAAGCAGGAAAGGCTAAAGAGTCATCGGTAGTCGTTGATCGCCGGCCGCAATTGGAATAATGGCACGAATTGCGGATCCCGTGCTCGTAATGCGAATAACTATCGCTGGAATACGAATACGAATATCGGCTCCCGGTTCTGCGCGGATACAGGATTAAAGCGAAACTCCTGGCTGGACTCTTTGGCCTTGCCGATAAAAAGGCAAAACACACAACGGAGGGGATGGGCGGTTAGTAGCGATAAGCGAACGCCGTCCATCCCGATCAAAATGAGACGCCACGGAAACCTTTACGAGCAAATCATCTCAGTTGAAAATCTTCAGCTGGCGCATAAGCGCGCCATCAAGGGCAAGCGCTGGCAAAGAGCGGTAAAGGCCTTTAATGAGGACGTGGAAGGCAATATCGAGAAGATCCACGATACCCTGACGCTCCGAGCCTTTATTCCGTCAGAATATCGCATTAAACAAATTTACGAGCCCAAGAAAAGGGACATCTACATCGTCCCATTCTCGCCCGATAGGATAGTGCATCACGCCATCATGAATATCCTTGAGCCGCTTTGGGAGAAGATGTTCATCCATGACTCTTATGCCTGCATCAAAGGCAAGGGCATGCACGCTGGAAGCTCCCGCACCATGGAGTTTGTGCGTAAGAATAAATACTGCCTAAAGTGCGACATCCGGAAGTTTTACCCGTCGATGCACCACGACATATTATTCCAGATCATCCAGAAGAAGATCAAGTGTCCGGAGACGCTGAAAATCCTCAGGGATATTATTTACAGCATACCGGGTGGAGTGAACGTGCCCATAGGTAACTACACCAGCCAGTGGTTTGGGAATCTTTACATGAACGAACTCGATCAGTATGTCAAGCACCACCACCGGGTCAAGAATTATGTCCGTTACAGCGATGACTTCGTTTTATTCCACGATGACAAGAAACGCCTGCGCGCGATCGCAGCAGATTTAAAGGCCTTTCTCAACGTCGAGCTCGGGCTGACAATGAGCAAGTGCGATATTTTCCCTGTGACCCAGGGCGTTGATTTCTTGGGGTATCGCCATTTCCCGGATCATATTCTTTTGCGCCGTTCCACGGCCGCGCGGATGAAGCGCCGCCTGTGCCGGCTTGGAAAGCTGTTTAAAATAGGCCGCGTCAGCGTTGACAGCCTGCGCTCATCTGCTGCATCGAGCCTTGGCTGGATGCGCTGGGCAAATTCCCACAATTTATCCATCAGCGTAAAAATCAATCATCTTTTGGAGCTCTGTCATGCCCCAGCAGCCGCATAAAAAGTTTGGCGACTTTGCCCGCGAGCTTAAGCCTTTAGACGGGGCCAAGGTTAAGATCGACGAGGTAATTAACCGCGAGATTCTCGTTATTGAATTTAAAATCAACCACAGTCGTTTTGAAAAGAAGGGCGCCGAAGAGTGTCTTACCCTGCAGTTTGAAATGGATGGCATAAAGCACATCTTGTTCACCGGATCCAGAGTGCTTATCGATCAAATCCAAAAATATAAACACGAACTTCCTTTCGTGACAGTCATCAAGAAGATTGACAAATATTGCACGTTTACTTAAAGGAGGGATTCATGCGCGGGTTTCCGAAGTGGTTCAACGTCAAGCAGGACGTCCTCAACGCCCTGGCCGAGTATCCCGAGGAGACAAAGGCATTTTTGCAAAGATGCCTGGATGAGCGTTTCAGCTGGCTGGTCACAAAGAAACTCGACGACGGAACTCCTGATAAGTTCGCGGCCTTGAAAGAGTACAACACTGCACGGGCAGATATTTTGACGGAACACCTGGCCAAAATCGGAAAAGACTTGGACAGCGTGGCCAGTCTTTCTGCCGTGAGCGGGAAAGGCGTCATGTTGGAAGGCGGGCTTGAAAAGGTCGAGGAGGTCGCCAAGTTTGAAGAGGGGGCGGTTGATGAGACCAGCAGGGTGATCGAGATCAGGGATGACAAGACCAAAGAGATCACCGAGCGATATCAGGAGGAATACATGGAAGACCCAAACTGCAAACTGTTCCGCCTGGGGTTCACCGTTGAAGAGGCGCAGGCTTTGGTGGCGTAACCAAGGAATTTAAGAAGGGGATGCCGGAACATGGAAAATTATTTATTTATTAGCATCGGAGAATCCTGGCTGATCAGCCAATCGATCCCCGAGAGCCAAAGCTCCGACAATGTCACTGTTGAGATCCGCCGGATATCCGATGGCGCGACCTGGAACTTTTCAACATTGATCTTCGAGGTCCTGGCCAATTCTGCGCCCATGCAGTCGGTCGGATCCGGCGCATGGAAGGCCAGCTTTACCCCGCCCACAAGGGACCGGTATGTTGTCACGATCACCGACGCAACCTTGGATGTGAAATACGTGCAGACCCTGATTGCGGTCACGCAGGTCATATCCAATGTCAAGGCCAACGAGCTTTGGACCATCATCCAGGGCATCCCGGAAAGCCAGCCCGCGGACACCGTGACCATCAAGATCATCCGCCTGGCCGACAGCTACACCTGGAATTTCAACACAACGCGCTTTGAACTCGGTTCAACGACCGGGAACATGCTCAATGTCAGCGGGATTGTGTGGAAGCAGACCTTTACCCCGCCGTCCGCCGGGACTTATCTTGTCATCATCGACGATGTAACGCTGGACGCCCAGCATTTTCAAACCATCGTCGCTTGCGCGGAAGCGGTCGCGGAGGATCCCGTCGAATCAACTCCCGTGACCGCCGCGAGCATGCTGGCGTTGGTGGAGACGGCCATTTCCAACCGCCTGGCGGGAGGGGCCGTGCAGTCGTACTCAATCAACGGGCGCAATATCCAGTACATGTCTTTAACCGAGCTATTTTCCACCCGGGACCGGCTCAAACGCGAGGCCTCAGCATCCAGAGGGCAGGCAACCAATTACGCGAGTTTCTCATCGCCTATTTGAAGAGGTGAAAATGAAGAACCAGCAGAAGAAAAAAATACAGCAGAAATACGGTGTGGCTAATTGGCTGGGAGACCGCGTCGATTCGGTTATCGGGATATTCTCCCCCGTCGCGGCCATGCGCAATCAATACATCCGTACATCCATGAACGCCGCCGTGTACCGCGGCGCCGAGCGCACCCGCCTGCGCGGATCATGGCTGGGGACTCACGGATCCGCAGACGCCGATCTTTTAAACGATCTCCCGTTACTGCGCGAGCGCAGCCGCGATCTTAACCGCAACGACGCGCACGCATCCGGAATCACAGCCACCGTGACCACCAACGTCGTCGGAACCGGGATCCGGCCGCAAAGCCGGGTTGACCGCGACAGCATCGGCGCCGATGACGACTCCGTCAACGACTTCCAAAAGCGCGCCGAGCGGGTCTGGCAGAAGTGGGTCCCGTTCGCCGACGCCGGAGATCGCATGGACTTTTACGACATCGAGAGCCTGGTTCTAAGGCAGATTTTAGAAAACGGCGAGGCCATCGTTCTGCCGGTAGCGGTCAATAACAACATCCGCCGGCCTTACTTTCTGGCGCTGAGCGTTATTGAAGCCGACCGCCTGGCCACCCCATCGGATATGCGCTCCAATGGAAGACTACGCTCCGGGGTTGAGATCGGAGACAACGGAGAGCCGGTCTCCTACTACATCCGACAATTCCACCCCGGTGACGGCCTTTACCGCATCGGTAACCCCGACTCCAACAAATTCATCCGTTACCCTGCATTCAACGACCTGGGCCGTCCCAACGTCCTGCACCTCTATTCCGTCAAACGCCCGGGCCAGTCCCGCGGGGAACCGTTCTTCGCTCCGGTTATGAATTATTTCAAAGATATGGCAGATTATCTGGAAGCCGAAATCGTCGCCGCCCGGGTAGCGGCCTGCTTCGCCGCGGTGGTGAAAACAACCGTCGACCCCATGGCCATGGCCGAGCTCAACGGACCGGACACAAATGCCGGAAGCCAGCGCATTGAAAGCCTGGAGCCGGGAATGTTTAAATATTTAAACCCCGGTGAGGAAATTGGACAGATCAACCCGACGCGCCCCGGCGGGAACTTCGACCCGTTCATCGAGCGCATCCTGCGCGCGATCTCATCCGGCCTCAATCTGCCATATGAGGTCGTGGCCAAGGATTTCAGCCGCACAAATTATTCCAGCGCGCGGGCGGCCTTACTGGAGGCCCGCCGCTTTTTCCGCGTGTGGCAGGACTTCATTGCCAAACGCATGTGCCAGCCGGTGTGGGAAATGCTCCTTGAGGAGGCCTATCTAAACAACGAACTACCACCGGTGAACTTTTACGAAAATCGGCTCGACTGGGTGCGAGCCCGCTGGATCGCTCCGGGGTGGGGATGGGTGGACCCAACCAAGGAAGTCGAGGCCTCGCGCTCATCCATCGACGGAAACCTTTCCACGCTCGCCGATGAGGCGGCATCCCTGGGGCGGGATTGGGAGGAAGTTCTGGAACAACGCGCGCGGGAAGATGTGAAGATGAAAGAGCTGGGCATTGAAAACAAGCCCCTGGCCAAGCAACCCGGACCCGCTCCGGTTCAGCCGGAAGAGGAACCAGCTGTACCATGATTTTCAGCCTGGCTGAATCGCAAGCTTTACACGCAGTGCGTTTGATGTCATAAATAAAATATAAAAGTCGCTTGAGGGACGCTTCGAGCGACAAAAATGTGCGGCGATCTGGGCGCTTGCGCCTCGTTCGCCGTTTTTTATTGCCCTGGAGGGCTGAATGAAAAAATCCATCGCCGAGTTATTTTACGGGAAGCCGTGGGCGCTGAAAGAAGAAATCTTTCGCGTCATGCACGAGATCGTTGAGCGGCACATTAGCGGGGAACGGCTTTCCGCTGAAGAAATCGCCGCGCGCACCCAGGGTGCCGGGAAAACGTCCCAGGATTACCGCGTTGTTGGGGAGACCGCAGTGGTTCCGGTGTACGGCATCATCGCCAAGCGTGCCAGCATGGTCAACGACATTTCCCAGCCGGAAGGGACATCGATCGAACAGATCCGCAAAGATTTTGACGCGGCCATGGCGGACCCCAAGGTCAGCCGCGTTTTGATGGACATCGACAGCCCCGGAGGGAGCGTGGATGGTGTTGCCGAAATGGCTAACTACATTTTCCGCGCGCGCGGGAAGAAGGAGATCGTAGCCTACGCCAACGGCCTGATGGCCTCAGCTGCCTACTGGCTAGGTGCGGCCGCCGACAAAGTCATCTCCGCGCCGTCCGCGGAAGTCGGTTCGATCGGAGTTTATACCGTCGTCAACGATTACTCGGTGTGGAACCACAACAAAGGCATCAAGACCGAGGTCATCCGGGCCGGGAAGCACAAAGCCGCCGGCCACCCGGGCCAGCCGCTCAGCGAAGACGACCGCGCAGTCATCAAGGAGCAGATCAACGATTATTACGACATGTTCACCGGCGCCGTGTCGCAGTTTCGCGCTATGAGCATGGAAAAGACGCTGAAGGCCGCAACGGGCAGGACGTTTCTTGGGAAAAGGCTGGTTGAGCTTGGATTGGTTGATGGGTTAGATGAGCTCGACAATCTATTGGGATCGTCAGGGGCAAGCGGTAAAAAGGCCGCCGCCGGCTCAGGTGACGTTGGCATAAATGAAAACAACAAAACCATCGAGGAGGGTAAGGATATGAAGTTGACTGCAGAACAGATCAAATCCGAACACCCGGAATCGGCGGCCGCTCTGATTAAAGAAGGCCGTGATGCCGGTTTGGCAGAGGGGCGCGCTGAAAACGCGCAAGCTGTCGAGGAGGCCAAGAAGTCCGCTTTGGCCGAAGGCAAGGCCGCCGGGGTGGCGGAAGAACGCGCCCGGGTAAGCGAGGTCATCAAGAACAGCAAAGCAATCCCCAACGCGCACGAGATTCTGGGCGATGTCGTGGCCGCAGGCGATGCCCCGGCCGCGGCGCTGGAGCGTTTTAAGAGCCACCAGCTGGGCCGCATCGCCACATCAGCACCGGTTTCCCCGGGTCCGGGGCCGGAGGCGGCAAGCGGGGAGAAGGATCACATTACCCGCGCTAAGGAGTACCAGCAGGCCAATAAGTGCACCTTGATCAAGGCGCTGAGCGCGACCGCTGATCCGCGCAAGAAGTAACCAGGGAAATAAACGATAAAATTGTAAAACCACGGAGGTATCAAGATGTCTCAACGCAACACTAGCGTTAAAACTTTTACGGCCACGAGCGCGGTGGAAGCTTATCGCCGAGTCAAGTTGACCACCAGTTCCGGAACTGCCGTTGAGTACGCCGGCGCGGGGGAGGAGTTTATCGGTATCACTGCCGCGGCCGCCGCGGCTGGGGATATGGTTGCGGTGATTTTGCGGTCAGCGGCGCAGACTTACAAGGCTGTTGCCGCCGGGGCCGTTGCCGTAGGTGCCGCGATTTACGGTGCCCCCAACGGAAAAGTCGATGACGCCGTATCCGGAACCGCCCAGGGGACCGCGTTGGAAGCGGCCACCGCGGATGGCGATGTCATCGAGATTCTGTGCAATAACGGGGCCGCATCGAACATCGGCGCCAGCTCTATTGTTACCGAAGAGGCCAACAGCGGCGTTATTCCGGTCATTATCCGCAAGGCCTGTGCTTTCAACGGCACCCCGGACGCTATTGCCGTGGCTACCACCACGCGCAAACTGCGCATCATCGATTGGCATTTGATTTCCAAGGACACCACGGCATCCAACATCACAGTCAAGAATGCCGGCACGTCGATCTCAACGGCGGTCTTGGCCAAGGGGACGGCCAATGACGCGATCGTGCGCGGGGCGACTCTCGTTGCCGGTCAGCAAGAGGTGGCCTCGGGGGCCGCGATCACGGTGGAATCTTCCGTGGCGAGCGTCACCATCGAGCTCGTGCTGGTCTGTGTCCCGGTGGCATAAGCACCAATCGATGAGGTAAACGATATTCAACGCAACGCAAGATAGGAGGATAAGACAATGGGTGGAGTAAATTATTCCGGAACCAGAGCAGTGCCCAGACTTGAACTGGGCGCGGCTTTGGAGGAGTTTCGCAGTCAAGAATCGGATTTTATCAGCACGAAGGTGTTTCCGATTTTTCGCAGTAACAAGAAAGAGGCCAAGTTCTCGGCCATTACCCGGGAATCGTTGGCGCAGATCGCCGACACCAAGCGCGCCGCGCGCGGCGGGTACAACCGCGGCAGTATCGGGGCCAAGGACAAATCCTTCGCCTGCGAGGAGAACGGTTTTGAAATGCCGCTGGATGACAGCGAGCGCTCGCTGTATGCCAACGACTTCGACGCCGAGTTCGCGGCCGTCAAGGCGGCACAGGGCATCATCCAGCGCAACCAGGAGGCCAGAATCGCGGCCGCGTTGTTCAATACCTCCACCTTCACCGGAAGCGCTCTTTACACGGACATCTCCAGCTCGGCCCCGTTCGCGACCATCGGGTCCAACGTGCTGGGCGCCATCCGGACTGCCAAGGGCAAGGTGCGGGCGAATTGCGGGATTGATCCCAACGCGCTCGTGATCAGTGCCACCAACCGCGACCGGTTGTTGGCCAATACCGATATCATCACCCGGATCCAGTACACCGCCCGGGCGACGGATCAGGAAATCTTGCGCGCGTTTTCCGATCTGTTTGGCGTGAAGTACGTCTTCATCGCCAACGCGATCAAGAACAGCGCCAAGGAAGGCAAGGACTTCGCCAGCGCCGACATCTGGTCCTCGCTCTACGCCATGCTCGCCGTGGTTGTGGAGAACGGCCAGGACTTGACCCAGCCCGGCGTGGGCAGGACGTTCCTGTGGACGGAAGACGCCCCGGAGAATGTCACGGTAGAATCTTACCGCGAAGACGCGATCCGCAGTGACGTCTTCCGCGTGCGCCAGCACACGGATGAAGTCCTGATCGACGCGAACTTCGGTCATCTGTTGAAGGTTGCGTAAGCTCCCAGGGCATCCCCTGTTGAGCATGAATCTCCCCGGGCCGGCGACGCACCGGCCCGGGGAGATTATTGGAGTTTTCCATGAGCTTCAAGACCCAGATGGCCGCCGACGCCGTGAACGCATTTCTCAATGGGAATGAGTTCGCGGAGGAAATCACCTACATCCCGCACGGCGGGGTCAGCCGGGATATCCAGGCAGTGGTGACCAGGCGCCGCGTTCAGCCGGCCGCTGAGACCTCCAGCCGGTCGCTGGTGGACCAGATGGAAATCCAGATCGCCAACCACGCCTCCAGCGGGGTAACTTCTATCAAAAAAGGCTTTGATAAGGTCATCATTGCGGATCCCGGGGGCGTCACGGACATCACCTACGTGGTGGCCGATATTCTCGCCCAGGATGAAGGCATGTGGCATTTACTGCTGAGGAAGTAGCCATGGAGATTGAAGTCACCGTTGATTCCAAGGAAGTGGAGAAGACCCTCAAGGTTTTCCCCATGCGCGTGCGCCGGGCTGTCGCTGACGGACTGGATCACGCCGCGCGCAGTTTTATGAAGTCCTTCCGGGATGAAATGGGCGTCAAAAAGCAATCCCGCCCAGGGATCATATCGCGCTTTCGCAGTATCACCATGGTGGATGGCAAAACGGTATTCATCCGGCACAGCAAGAAAGAGGGCGCGGCGGTCAATGCGATCGCCAATTCCTCCGACGACATTAACCAGATGCAGATCGAGATTTATACCAAATCCAAAGTGGCCGGGCTTCACGAGCGCGGAGGGTACGCGCGCGGCAATGGAATGATGGCTATCCCGTTAAACGAGGAGGCCCGCGCCATGCGCCGCGCAAAAGTCCCGCTCGATTCCCTGATCCCCATCGTCCGCCCAGGAAAGGCCACCTTGCTTGGCCGGAAAGAGGGCTGGGGGGGCAAGAGCATCCGGCCTCTGTTTATTTTAAAGCGCAGTGTTTATCTGCGCCCCAGACTCGGTTTCTACTCCACCTGGGAGCGCCACTCCGGGCGCCGGGAAGAAATCTTGGACCAAGCCGTCAAGGACGCGGTGGATAAAATTTAATATGCCAGCAGTGCGCGAAAACATCATTGAGAACATCCGGAAAACTTTGGCCGGGATAACCATCGCCAACGGATACGAGAATACTCTGGCCAGTGTCCAGCGCTGGCGCCAGGATGGCAACCAGACCGCAGAAATCCCTTTCGCAATCGTAAAGTCACTTCCGGAAAGCAAAACAGTCGGACCAAACCCCATGGTGACGTGCCGGCTGACCGTATGGGTCCTGGTAGCCACCCGTCAGGATGAAAACGCCGTTGACTCCACGGAAACCATTTTAAACAGCTTGACCACCGACGTCGAAAAAGCCCTGATGGTGGACGTCACCCGGGGAGGCAAAGCCCGGGACACCAACATCCTTGGCATTGAACCTTTCGATGAGGTCGAGGGCCAGCCGGCCGCCGGGGTGATTATAGAACTGGAAGTCAATTATCAACATCTGCAAACGGATCCGACAGTATCCGGATAGAGGAGGGGAATATGCTTTACGAACGCAGGCAGGTAGCGGCCAAGGTCGAATCCGTTGAAGGCACAGCGGAGACGCTGGCGGCCGCAGATGCCAAGACGCTGGTCTTTGGCGCCAAGATCGATTTCAACCCGGAACTGCTTAAGCGGGATCCAGCGCGCTCGACTTACTCTAATCTCACATCGCTGATCGGGAAGCGCTCGGGATCGCTGGCGCTGAGCATCGAGCTTAAAGGCTCCGGCACGCCCACAACCGCCCCGGATTGGTTTAAATTCATGCAGGCCTGCGGCTGCGGGGTGAGCGTCCTTAAAGCCATCACCATCGGCGCCGTGACCAGCGGACCATTCGTGCATGGCGAAACCGTTACCGGAGGTACATCTTCAGGCAAGGGGCGGGTGATTATCAATACCGCCAACGGCGTAACCACGCTTTATTACGTGGTCGTCAGCGGCATCATCCAAACCGGTGAAGTCCTCACAGGGGGCACATCCGGGGCCACCGCCACCACCGGTTCTTCACCTTCCACGGTCGGGAATGTCCTGGAGCCATTAACCGATGGCGTGCCGACATTGACGATCGGCGGGTATGAAAGCGGGGTCCGCAAACTGCTCAAAGGTTGTCGCGGGAACGCCAAGTTCAGTTTCAAGGCCGGCGAGATTGTCAAAATCGACATGGACTTCTCAGGCGTTGAGGCGGGCGTGACTGACCTGGCCATGCTTAGCGGAATTTCCTACGAGATGACCGTACCCCCGGTGCTTTTAAGCGCGGCCATGACCGTGGATGCCTTTGCGGCCAAGATCGGCGAGATGTCAATCGATCTTGGAAACGAGTTGGCGGAACGGGACGACATCAGCAGCTCCCGGGGGATTTTGTCCTATCGCATCGGCAGCCGACGGACCACGGGGTCGTTCGATCCCGAGATGGTCCTGGTAGCCACCCATGACTTCTTTGGCAAGTGGTTTGCCGGAACGGAGATGGCCATGGACTTCCAGATTGGCAGCGTCTCCGGAAACAAGTTCCGCTTCTTCGCGCCCCGGGCCCAGTACACCAAGGTGTCCGATGAGAGCCGCAACGGCAACAAGATCGCCAAGTCCGAGTTTCAACTCAACGGCCTGCTGGACCCGGGCGACGTGGAGTGGGCTTTGATATCCATGTAATTTTGCTGCGCGTGTTTAATTTTACGAAAGGAAGATGTCATGTTTGTGGGTATCGATCGCAATGAGGTTAAAAAGTACGTGTCACCCAACGATCCGGATCAGGTCAATCCGACGGTGTTTTTCATTTCGCCGTTACAAACCGAGGTGAGGAACAAAATCGAGGAGGTCACGACTTCGGTCGAGATCAGCTCGAAAAATCCCGGAGACCGCATCAAGACCAATATCAGCACCGGGAAGCGCCACGATTTGATCATTAAATACGGGCTGAAGGATATCCAGAATTTCGGCGATTCCAAGGGGAACCTGGTCAAAGTGGATATTATCCCTACGGTCCTGTGTGGTAAGCCCATGGAAGGTGTTAGCGATTCGATCATTTCCATGTTGTCGTCGAACTTAAAATCTGAGATCGCGGAAGTTATTTGGGATGAAAACAATCTTCCGGATGCCGCCGCAAAAAACTAATCATGGCAGTCTGGGTTATCCGCAATAAGCTCGACTGCCAAACGTGCCCAGTGAATTTGAGGGTAGAGCGTGGATGCGAGCAGGACTCCCCAATCCCCGGGAAGTGGCAAATCGAAGGCGTTTCGTATCAGCGATGCCCGCGATCATTACTCACCAAGGACACACTGGAATATCTTTACGCATACAGTTTTTTTAGGAACCACATCCTGCCCAATAGCGGGGGATGGCTGGACCAGCCCAAGAAGTTCCGGGACGCCATGCTGATAATCGAAGATCAAGTGGCAAAGATGGATGAGCAGGAGGGCGCATGACCAATAAAGAACTGAGCGTTATCTTAAAACTTGTTTCTGAGAACTTTAACAAAGGCGTTGAGGCGGCCTCGCGGGGGATAAATAAGTTCTCCAAGGACATCTATAAAATGTCCACGGGCATGAAGAGGATCGCACGCGACATATCTCAGGTCGGGAACACCCTGACAATGTTTGGAGCGGCGATCACCGGCCCCCTTGCGCTGGCGTTTAAGAACGCGGAAAAATACTCCATCCCGGTTTCAAATGAAATCAAGCGGATGACCAATGCCGTTCTGCGGTTCCAATCCTCTTTGGCGAGTTCAATGATCCCCGTTATTCATCAATTCACCAATGTCCTCGGAGCGCTGGTAGATAAATGGAGCGCTCTGCCAAAATCGACGAGGGATAGCATTGTGCAGACAGCTTTAATGGCTGGGGCCTTGCTGACCTTGGGCGGGATAGTCTTGGCCTTGGGGGGGAGGTTGCTTACTTTAATCGGAAATGTTGGGCAATTGACAGCAAAGTTTATCGCATTCGCGGCCGCGAATCCTGCCACCGCATTGCTTTTGGTTGTGGGGGCAGTGATTGCCTTGATCAGTTATTTATATAAACTGGGCGACGTCGTTGTCCCGGTTTTAAATACTTTTGAGCTGGGAGCAAAAGTTGTTGCAGTGGCGTGGGGGGAAGCTGTCGCGATCATGGCCGATGGAATAGCAAACATGCTGGAGAAACTCCCTCAAGTGGTTGAAATGATCGGGAAGATACCGTCTCCTTTAGGATTTGTGGCCAAGAAAATGAGCCAGGACAAACTGCAGATTGTCCAGGATATGCGCGACGTCGCCAATGGAGCCCGGAAAACAAACGACGATATAGTTAGAAATATAAAATTCTTGACCAGTACGGGGAAGGGCGACTTAGCTACCGGGTACGAGGATATCAAGAAAAATATCAAGGATATTTGGGGGATTCTCTCCAATCCGCCCGAGGTAAAAATCCCAGATATGATCCCCGCGTTTAATGCGATGGTGCAGATCGCCACTCAAACAGCCCAGGCCCTGCAGTCATCATTCAGCGCCATGTTTTTTGACGCTTTCACCGGGCAGTTGAAAAAGGCAAAGGATTATTTTGCGGAATTTGGGAAGCAGATCCTGCAGATCATGTCCACCGTGTTGGCGAAGATATTTTTAATCAAAATGTTCGGCAATATAGGCATGGGAAGCGCCGGGAAGCTCGGGCAGTATTTTCACTCCGGCGGGGTCATCCGCGCGCACTCCGGATTAGCTGTCGATGAGGTCCCCATCATTGCCCAGACCGGGGAGGGCGTGCTATCCCGCCGCGGGATGTCTGCTTTGGGCCGGGGAAATTTTGACCGGCTAAACCGCGGGGATGGGATGGGTGGCGGGGGAGTGGTTATCAACATCCCGGTGGTGGTGCAGGCCTGGGACGCCTCTGACGTCCAAAGAAACGAAAAGATGCTTGTCGGGATGGTGGGCAAGGCGATCAGCAATAATGGCCAACTGCGTGAATTGATTCGGAGATACTCCTAATGCCAGAATTTACCTGGGACCCCGATTTTCCGGTAGATGTCGAGACCGCTTATAAAACACTGGTCTCAAAGTTCGAAAACGGCTTTGAACAGCGCCGGGCGGTGCGGTCAGGAAGCATCAAGACGTTCAAATTGACGTTTACCAATAGAACAGCCACCGAAATGCAGGCCGTCAAAAGCTTCTTTGACACTAAAAAAGGCCAGCTCACAGCCTTCACCTTTACCAACCCCAACGACTCAACAACCTACACCGTCCGATATTCCGAGGACTCTTTCGTTGAGTCTCGGAAGTCCGTTGGAATTTACGACTTTAGATTTGATCTCATCCAGGTGCTCTAATAATGCGGGCCATAAACTCCACCTTCAAGGCTCAAAAGAACAATCCAACGAACCAGCCAATTCGTCTTTACGCCCTCGAAGATTATGACGGATTGGGCGGTAATCTTTATTTCGCCCAGTGGGACACTGATATCACCTTCTGTGGAATCACCTACACCCGCTTCCCGATCTCCTCAGACGCAATCTCCGAAAACAACCGCGGGACCATCGATACCGTAACGCTTAAAATCTCCAACGTCTCCCGGTTGATCCAGTCGTATCTGGAGGATTTTGACCTGCGCGGGAAGAAGGTGACCATCCGCACCGTATGGGCCGATCAGCTGGCCGATACCAGCGCCTACATCGACGACGTATTTTATATCGACTCCTACGCCGCCAACCAGGCGGACGTCCAGTTTGTGCTCACCAGCAAGTTCGACGTGTTGGATATCGATCTGCCATTACGGAAATATTCCCGGAACTACTGCCAGTGGAAGTTTACAGGCGTTGAGTGCGGCTACGCCGGCGCGGAGGCCTCGTGCAACAAAACCAAGGCCAGATGCAAGGCGCTGAGCAATTACCAGCGCTTTGGCGGGTTCCCATCGATCCAGTCGAGCAAGGTGTTTTTAGGATGATCACAGAAGCAGAGCTCATCAAGAAATATTTAGGTATTCCCTACATCCACATGGGCCGTGACCCCAAGCGCGGGCTGGATTGCTGGGGCCTGGTTAAGTGCGTATACGCGGATTTCGGGATCGATCTGATGGATTTGGAGAATTACGACGCCCAGTGGGCGGCCGCCGGAAAGAACCACTTCATTGAGAACTGCCACAAGCAATGGGAATGCATCGTTTCACCCCAGCCGCTGGATGTTGTTCTGTTCGCCGCGAGCGAAGGAATTGTCAATCACGCTGGGATCGTGCTCAAAGATGCCCGGTTTATCCAAACGTGCCGGGCCGGCACTGTTGTTTGCCGTTTAACAGATCTCCGGTGGTATCAGCGCATCGCCGGGTTTTATAGGTACAAACATGATCCGAATTAAATACGTTCCCAACAGGCTTTCCCCAACCGGGCGCATCGAGAAGATGATGCTCTTTGACCGTGCTTTCAGCGTCGGTGATTACATCAAGCGCTTAGAAGGCTTGCCCGTGATCACCTTGAAGGATTTTGACATCATCGTCTCCGGCCGCGTGGTTAAGACGCTCGAGGAGTACGTTAAGAATCACGATGAGATAATTGTCACACCAAAGGTCAATGATCCCGTAACAATTGGGACGTTTTTCGCAACAGTGGCAACTGCTCTTGGCGCGTCAGCGGAAACGGCTGCTACAGTCATGACCGTCGCGATGGTCGCTACAATCGTGGCGGATGTGGCCATGGTCGGGTACTCTATTTATTCGGCAATCAACCAGCCCTCTATGCCATCATTTGGCGGAGTTTCTGGAGGTGGCGGACTTGATGAGGGATCCCCAACCTATGGCTGGGAGGGGGTACGCACCACCCGGGATGCCAGTCTGCCGGTACCGATTGTTTACGGCGAGCATAAGGTGGGCGGGAACGTCATCAACGAGTACGTCTGGACCGATGGGGACAAGAATTATCTCAACACCCTGCTGGCTCTTTCAGAAGGAGAAATCGAAAGTATTTCCGAGACCAAGGTCAACGACAACCCGATCGCCAATTACGAAGGCGTAACGCAATACACCCGCATGGGCACCAACGCGCAGACCATCATCCCAAATTTCGAGGACCTGCACAATACTATCCCCGTGAACATCCAACTAATGAAAAACGACCCCTACATCCACACCACAATCGATGAGGACGTCGAGGCCTTCGAGGTCAAGCTTCAGCTCCCTGGCGGGCTGAGCACTATCGACACGACCACCGGCGAGTCACAGTCATGGAGCGTCACCTACCGGGTGGAGTATAAGTTGTCATCATCCGGCACCTGGATCGATCTTGGACTTACCAGCATCAGCGGCAACAGCCGGTCAGCCTTGCGCCGGGTGTTCCGCAAAGATGGTTTAGCGGCCGGAAGATACGACATCCGCGTCACCAAGACATCAGACGACCCCACATCGAATGACAACGGGAGCCTATATTTTCAAAGCATCGATGAGGTCAAGACCGATGACATGATCTACCCCAACACGGCCCTGCTGGGAATCCGGACCTTGGCCACGGAGCAAATCTCCGGCGCGTCACCCAATTACTCAGTGATCGTGCGCGGCCGCAAGGTGTCAGTCCCGGATGTGCAGTACGTCGGAAATTTGGTTGATTGGGAGGATTATTACTGGGATCCGTCCACCAGCGAATATAAATTGCTGGCCGATGACAGCGTCTGCACGTGGGACGGCACAACGTATGTCGATGCCTGGTCCGCCAACCCGATGTGGTGCCTGCGGGACCTGCTCATCAACACCCGCTACGGGCTGGGGGACTTCATCACCGCGTCCCAGATCGATGCGGCTCTATTCCTGGAAATGTCGCGCTACTGCGAGGAAAAGGTCCCGGACGGCGCCGGCGGGTACGAGAAGCGCTTTCGGATGGATGTGGCGATCGACAGCGCCACCAAGGCGCTGGATTTGATCCTCCAGCTCGCATCCACCTTCAACGCCTTCCCGTTTTATTCATCCGGGGCGATCAAGCTCGGCATCGATAAGCCGCAGACCCCGGTGCAGATGTTCGGCATGGGCAACATCATCGAGGGCTCTTTTCAGCAGATTTGGTCATCAGTCAAGGACATGCCCAACGTCATCGAGGTCCAGTTCCTGGACAAGGCCAAAGATTACGAACAGGAGACCGTGGCCGTCATCGATGAGGCATCCCTGGCGGCCGGGGAACCCATGCGCAAGCGCAGTATCCGGCTGTTCACCACCTCCATGACCCAGGCTCTGCGCGTTGGCCGGTACGCGCTCAAGGTAGCCCAGAATATTGACCGTGTGGTGTCATTTAAGGCCGGTATTGACGCGATCGCCTGTCAGGTAGGGGATATCATCGATGTCGCGCATGACGTGCCCCAGTGGGGCTTATCGGGCCGCGTGCAGGCCAATTCCACGACCACTGTGATTAAATTGGACCAGACCGTGGTGATTGAGGACGGGAAATCCTACAAAATCGAACTGCGCCTGGCTGATGACACCATCGTTGAACGCTCTGTGACGGATGCCGCGGGCAGTTATACCGAGGTCACGGTTTCCCCGGCTCTATCCAGCGCGCCGGCGGCCTACGATGTTTACGCTTTTGGAGAGGTCGACATCCAGACCAAGCCTTTCCGGGTGGTCGCGATATCGCGGGATGAAATGGATGAGGCCTCGATCACGGCCGCGGAATACGATGTAGCCGTCTATGACGACACCGCGGTCACCATCCCCACCAACAATTACTCCGCTCTCAACCGATCGATCCCGCTGGTGGCAAATGTGGTAGCGGGGGAAAAGAACGTCATCCTGAAAGACGGGACCATCGGCAGTGTCATCCAGATCGGGTTCACCAAGCCGGATCTGATTACGTATTACTTGAAGAGGTATGAAAAGGCCCGGATTTACATATCCGACAATTCCGGCGCCAGCTGGCAGTATTCCGGAGAGACAACCGGCACATCCTTTGTCGTATCGGAGGGCCTGATCGCTGGGAAGACCTACACCATCGCCGTGGTCAGCGTTGCCCCGGAAGGGGCGGAAAATGCCATCACCCTGGCGCCCCAGGAGACCGTGACCATACTGGGCAAGGCCCTGCCGCCCAGCAACGTCACTAACTTCGATGTCAGTCAGCAGGGGGACAGACTGCACTTCACCTGGGCGCCGGTGGATGATAAGGACCTGGCGCGTTACATCATTAAAAAGGGATCGGAGTGGTCGGTGGGGGATATCATCGCCGAGAAGATTGATGTCACCGAGTTCGATTACCCGGTTGGCATCATAGGTGAAGAGACCTACATGATCAAGGCCATCGACACATCCGGCAATGAAAGCACGGCGGCGTCTATGGACACCATCATCGTGACCCCGCCCCCGGAGATGAGTTTCGCGGTGGAGATCGATCCCTGGTCGTTTAATCGGGAGTACAAGCTGGACAAGGTGGCGGTGGAGAAGCTGGATTTGTTTAATCCCGGTTACGCGCGGGACGTCTTCTGCCTGACCACGGCGCAGAAATGGGAAGACATCGAAGGATCAGCGGAGGGGTGGGATAAAAAAGAGGCCGATGGCGATCTGAACTTCGATAAGACCTTCGAGGCATCGGGCAGTTGGGAGCAGGTGGAGCCGTATGATCTGCAGACCATCTTTGAGTTTAAGCTGGTCACGTCCCTGCAGTTTAAGAGCGTTTCCGGGGGCACGATCACAGTCCAGGTGTCCACCAGCGAAGATGGGACCACTTACACGGCCTTCGCCAATGTCAACGCGAGCACCAATTACCGGGCCCGGTATTTGAAATTCAAATTTTTGCTGGCTACATCCGACACCAACAACAACCTTTATTGGTACTCCGCGACGATATTCGCCAACGCGGCCACCACCAAGACCGACTTTGGCCGGGATATCCTGGTGGCGGCCGGCGGAACCCCGGTTGTTTTCCGCGGGGACTTCACCAGCGCGCCCAGGATAACCGGGCTGACAATTAAAAACGGCGTGATTGGGGTCCCTTACGTGTCCGACGTAACGGCATCAGGGATGACCATTCACGTGGTTAATCTTTCGGGGGCGGGGATAGGTACGGCAGAACTTGACTGGGAATGCCGCGGCGCCTAGGAATTTTGGGGAGGATGGAATGCAAGGATATTGTCAAAGCTGTTTAAAAATGATGGTTGTCGATGAGGTCAAGACTCTGCGCCTGCCGAACATGACCTTCATCCATCGCGGGGTGTGCTCAACCTGCCGCGGGGTCATATTTGTGAAAATCCCGGACCATGAAATCATCATCGATGAGGCCGGGCATAAAACGCCCATGGAGGTCTTTGTCGGCCCCGGGACGCCTAAAAAGCTCATCAACCGGGACCTGGGGCAGACGGTATTCCAAGCCGGCGAGCGCCTGGACAGTAAAATAAAAACCGGGATTGTCACGGTTTTTGAGGTCATTCAAAAGAAAATCGATGAGGCAACAGCAAAGGAGCTGGGAAATGTTCAAGCAGAACGCATGGTTTAAATTAATCCTGATCGCCGCCCTGGCGGCCCTGCCGCTGATCGCCGCGGCGGATGAGACCCGGTATCAATACGATGAGAACGCCCCCGAGGGGATGTTCAGCCTGGCCAATTTCCGGGCGTCTCTGCGTGGGCTGGCCCAGATGGACTTCGTGCCTTTGCGGCCGCAGGCCAAGCGGGTGATCGATGGCATGGAATACACCACCAACGCGGCCGCCCAGGCGCAGTATTCCGGCACCGGGGTGACCATCAGCGCTGAGACCAGCATCAAGCAGGAGGGCAGCGCGTCATTAAAAGCGGTCATCGATGGCACCAATGACCGGACATTTGGCCGCACGTTAAGCATTAACCTGGCAGCGTTTCAGAAGATCACAACCTGGACCCGGGCTTCGGCGACATCATCCGCGATCCAGTTCTATGTTTCTGACGGGACAAATTCAAGTTATTGGAACATCACCACCGACTCCAGCGCCAACACCTGGAAACAGCACACGCTCACCCTGGCGTCACCGGATGCCAACAGCGGGTCGCCGGCGTCTTTAGCGGCCGTCACCAGCTATGGCTTTCGCCTGCTGGATGCGTCAACGACCTATTATTTCGACACGGTCAAGGCCATTGTGGGCATGAGTGTGGCCGTGCGCGGGACCGATATCGGGAGCTATTACCGTAATGTCTATTTGGGGATTTCACCCGTGCAGGTAAACGCCCAGGCGGCGCCCACCATCACAGCACCCACCGGAAACCCGCGCATCGATATCCTGACCATCGATTCAGCCGGGGCGCTGGCTTGGGTGGCCGGGACAGAGGCCAGCTCTCCCGCCGTGCCCTGGGCCAGCATGCCGACCAACAAAATTCCGATTGCGCTGGTTTACTGTAAGACGACCATGACCAAGGTGCTGGATTATGAGGACAAGGATACCGATGCCAACCAGGGGTACATCTATGCCGATGTGCGGCCGTTTCTGAATCTTGGGGGCGGGAGTTTCCTTAAAGGGGCGGATGTCGCATCCGGATCAACCGTGACCCTGGGTAATGATGGGAACGTGTTTGATATCACCGGGACCACTCAGATCAACACCATCACCGCCAAGCCGGCCGGGACCGTGGTCTGGTTGCAGTTTGACGGAGTTCTGACGGTGAAAAATGGCACCGGCAACATCAACATCAACGGCGACTTTGTCACCGCCGCCGGATCCGTGCTCGGGCTGTTTTCAGAAGGCACAACCTGGCGCGAGATCAGTCGCCAGCCGACGGCGTCGACTTTCCTCGGCCTTACCGACACGCCGTCCAGCTATTCCGGCCAGGCGAAAAAGTACGTCCGTGTGAACGCAGGAGCCACGGGCACAGAGTTTATTGCCGATCCATTCAACGTGACATCCGGGCATGATCATGACGGGAGCAATGCCAAAAAAGTCCTGGCGAGTAATTTAGATCCTACAGGAATTGCTGATGGAGCGTTTTTGAAGCGTTCTGGGTCCAACATTGTTGGGGGGAATGGATATCAGGTGTTTACCGGGGACGGGACTTTCACTGCTCCCACGGGTGTTACTATGGTATATGTGACGATGATTGGAGGGGGTGGGGCCGGTGGAGGAACGGGAAGCACTTCCGGATATGGTGCGGGAGGAGGAGGGGGTGGCGCAGCGATTATTAAAGCCCCTTATGTGGTAACGGCGGGGAATAATTATGCTGTGGGGGTTGGATCCGGCGGCACTGGCGGAACTGGAAATGGCAGCGCCGGTGGGGCGTCAACCTTCGACGCGATTTTATCTGCTCCAGGTGGGGGCGGAGGAACTGGCGGAGCAGGGGGAGCAGGCGGAGCAGGCGGAGCTTCTGCGGCCCCGGTCACAGGGGGAACCCCTGGGAACAATACGGTGCTTTCGGGGACGGCAGGAGCGACTTCAACAACTGCAAATACTGGCGGAGGCGGCGGGGGTTCAATGAGTGGAAAGGGCGGCCGAGGTGGAGTCGGAAATAATTATAATTCCGACCCCGGTGTCGGGTATGGCGGGGGCGGAGGCGGCGCGGGGGCTTATCCAGGGCAGAATCTTAATGGTGGGAATGGCGTCTCCGGGATCGTGCTTGTCGAGTGGTAGATTATTGATATTATTATAGGGCTAATGAAAAATCTATGGCCTTCGCGGAGTCTAATTTTGCAAAAGGTCTACGATGCTGAAATGATAAGATAAATTCACAACGCCATAAGCCGTGTTTGCGGTCGAGGAGGCCACCACTTTCCCGTTGAAGTAGATTAGCCCTTCGATTCCGAAAGAGCCCTGAGATTGGCAAACGTAATTCATGCTGAACGCCATTGCCGGATCGAGAGCCATTCTTTTTTTGTCTTGTTCTGATAAATTATCATATTTCTTTTTGATTTCCTGCAGCATCTCACCAGTAGGAAAGATCGCGACATATGGAGTCATAGTGTCAAACGAATAGTTTTTTGACTCAGGATCCATTATTGCGCTGTTGTTGACATGACATTGGATAGGAACCCCGTAAAGCTGGCGGGCACCTATCTTATCCACAACAGCCATGATATTATTTTGCGGGTTTTTAAAATAGTCACTTCTCCTGCTAATGTTCTCCGTCTGGGAAGCCGATAATCCCGCGCAACCTCCGAGGTAAAGCAGGCACGCGGAGAAAAGCACTGAAGACGTTATTCTGTTGTTCACGGATATCCCTTTCTCATCGACGCCAATCTACTTTTGTCGAAAAGCCTTCTTTTAATTTCTTAGCAACAGTCCTGAGCGACTCAGCCAGTTCAGCCCCAGCCTCACCGGCCTTTTGGTTGTAGAGCGTGTACTCGCTGATCGTTTCGGTTTCTTCCAGCAGCTCCCCCAGCACAGCTCCAGTTTTATTATCCTTGATCTGGAGGGCGACGGCCGCCGTCCCGTAGGCCTTAACACACGGTACGCCGACCAGCTCCAGGGCCAGCCCGACATAGGGGATGTAAACCCAGCCCTGGATGTACAACTTCCATTTGAAACGGTCGACCGTACCGTTGATCACAACGTCGTCGCCCGGTCTCGCCGGGTAATGGATATCAGTGAACATGCCTGAGGCTTTGAAATCATCGAGGAACTTGGCGGTGATCTTCTCCGGGACATCGTTGATGCTTTTTGTGTATTGCTTGTCCTTATCCGGCCTGGCGTCAGTCAGCAAATTGAGGCCAACAGATGAATCTATTTTCTTTTCTGATGAATTTAGCGAGGGCTGATACTGGAAGGGGACGTTCCCATTTAAGCTGGCACAGCCGCCAAGAAAAGATATGCACGCCAGTAAAAATAGAAAATTCGCCGATCTTGGGATCATTTTTGTTCCTTTCATGGGTTTAATCTCGGGGAGGTGGAAAACATAACGCAAAGCATAACATATCTCGATGAGGCCCGGCAAGCCTTCCGGGATAAATTTTAGACTCGCCGTATTTGTGTGGGCTCGGCAAGTGATTGTAAAAGTTTCTGCGCGGCCTTGGATGGAGTTCTTTCCCCCCCCGCTCCCACGTAACATTTCTTACCGCCCGCCCTTGACAAAGCAGTTCTCGTCGAGCATACTTCCCCACATGATTTTAAAGAGCCTGTTCAATGGTGGTAAACGCAAGGAAGATATCAGCGTTAACTACGGGAAAACGCAGTCCAGCAAGCCGGCCACGCACGTCATTTTCTTCCGGGATGGCCACCTGGATGCCGTTAAAAATGTCCGGGGCGTCAAATCTGATGCGGAAATGGCCAGAATCCTTGGCATCACCCGGGCCTATTATTCGCTCCTGAAGGCCCGGAAAAAGCCCGTTACCCATGAGGTTATCTGCAAAGTCGCGGAGGTCACCGGAACCGTTGACCAGGGCTGGTGGGCCGGCCTGGAAATCTGCCCGGTGAACTGGATTGACCCAAATCACCCATCAAACAACATGGCCAAGTATCACGGGTACAAGCCCTACGACCATTATTCTCCGTCGGCAGAGTTTAGGGGAGCCGAAAAAGGCCAAAAAAGTTAAAAAATATTTCTTAATTCGATTCTCGACGAGGCGAAAGATTGAATACCGTCGGACTTGACAAGCGTTTTATCGCATGGTATGCTTTGTCCATAAGCAGGTGGAGTTGACATAACAGTATATTCTGAAAATGATGTTTTAGCCGTTACCTAACAGAATATACTCGGGTTATACGAAATTTAACCCTCAACTCCACCGAAATGTGAAGTTGGGGGTCTTTGCTTTGTGGGGAACTCAATAAACAACTGGATGTCGCCGTTCTTCCGTCAGTATGTGGCCAAGGCCATATCTAAGACGAGAGAAATCAAGTGTGAGCAATGCGGCAAGCTAGATGGTCTTGAGTTCCATCATACAAAATACTCCCCCGACCACAACGTAAGCATCAACGACATTCAAATCCTGTGCTCGTCTTGCCACAGAAGCGGAAGCCCGGCAAGTTCAAATTTACGGACTGAGTTCGTTGGTGAGAAGCGGTTTTGCTGTGTAGGCGATTATCGCTTCGAGTATTAAATCGTTGTTCCCTGGTGGAGGGAGAGAAGAATGAAAATTTTGGGCCGAACAATCCCGTTCAAAGCACATGGCGAGAAATCGTTATGTCACCTCCACCAGGTGGGATGTTCGGCCCTCCTTTTTTACAACTCTGGGGAGGTAAAACATGGTTACCGTACAAGCTGGCCACGCTGCTTTAGACCGCCAATCGTTGGAGCAAGGAAAAGTGCTGCGCGATTATTTAAGACCGATTATGAGGTTTAAGCGCGACCGCGCCCAGGCAGAGCGGAAAGCGCAGGACTGGAAATGGGCGGACTGTCTCGCGCTGGCCCTGATCATTGCCGCTCATGTTTTGACCATAGGGGTCTTGCTTTACGCGTTTCTGGCCGCCCCTGCGCCAGCGCAGGCCGATGAACCCATGATCGATCTTACCATAATTGCCTCGATTGAGTCCTCAAATAACCCCTGGGCCTGGCGCAAGGCCGACGATTCCCGGGGGCTGTATCAGATCACCCCGATCTGCCTTAAAGAGTACCGCAATTTCCACCCCAAGTGTGTTTGGAGCATGGACGATATGTGGGATCCGGACAAGAATTACGCTGTGGCCCGATGGATGCTGGAAGTCCGGATCCCGCAAATGCTCCGTCATTTTAAAAAACCGGAAACGTTGGAGAACCGGTTGATCGCCTACAACGCCGGGATATCGTACGTTGTGTCCGGGAAACGCCTGCCCACGGTAACTCAGAACTACATCCGTAAATATAAAGCGATGGTGAAATGAGCGTTCGTTGTGTCAGATATTTATTGATCCGTATTGCGCGCGCCATGCGCAGGCCTGCGCTGAGCCAGCAAGATCACGGATTCATACAAAACTTAACTCGGGAGGATTGGTGATGTACAAGAGCCATTTTGTCGATTGGTGGTGGTTAAAGCCGGTGCGCGGGGTTGTGTTTACGGTCTGCGCATTGCCGATTCTCTTACTCTGGGTGGCGCTTGTTTTGCTTTGTGGAGGAGGCCTGTCTATCGCGTGGGATTTTGTCGGAGATTTCTTGCACATGGCGTTTGTTGAAGATTTAAGTGATTTCTGATGTTGTCAACCACCATTTAGTGTAAGGTCCAGTTCGTTTTATCAGGCATATTGGAAAGCGGCTACGAGCCTGGGCCGGAGCAGACTCTTTTGGTCAATCACTGCCTGTTTCTGTTCCTACGCGGCCGTGCGATACCGATGTCTGATTGGATTGAGCTATTGGAGGTCTTTACTGCGGCGCAAAGTTTCAATGTGAATAAAAATATTAAACCGGAGTCAAGAATCGGGAGGAGGGTGCATGGAAATTAAACAGCTGATCGATGAGGCAATCCGCAAGAAGCTGGGAATCAAAGACGGATTGCATGTGGAGAGGGCGACCGTCACGGTGTGCGCCGGATCGGATGATGTGGAGATCGAGTCGGTGTTTTTGATGACTTCCCGGCCGGTTGAAAGTGTCGATCGGAGGCCGCCGCCAACGCCGAAGCCGACATCGGGCTGTAGGGGGGGGCGGGTCAGTCTCCGTGGAAAAACGGATATAAAAAGAAACCTGAACCGGTCTCCGGCGCGGCAATTAGCGACGAGGAGATTAGGAAACTGCGAATCGCCATCAGTGTGGCAAAAGCATCTGGAAAATTAAGCGAAAACCAACTCGCGGCTCTTAAGGAATCGGAGGGCGTGCGAATCAAAGACCTGAATCACGCACAGCGCGAGCAGATCAGGAATATTGTTGAGGATTTAAAGAAGCAATAAGTTTTATGTTTTGGAGAAAGGATGTTGAATGGGACCTTATTGTGTGTTTTGTGGCCGGCGATGCTTTATCCCTTTCCCGAAGGTCAACTGGAGGAGGTCGCTTTAACGTGAACAGCCACCATTACACGCACGCCAATTCCGCCCAATCGTTTCACACGCTAAACCGGGAGCAGAGGCGCGATGCAGTCAAGCGCGTGTATGAGGTCCACGGTAGTTTGACCGACCGGGAGGTGGCGATGAGGCTGGGATATTCCGATCTGAATTGCGTGCGGCCGCGGATAACGGAGATGATTTCCGACGGTGTTTTGGTGGAGTGCGGGGCGAAGGTGGACATGGTTTCCGGCAAGCGGGTCCGGTTGGTGCGGATCCGGCTTATCGGTGAGGATCATCAGCCGGAGTTGTTTGGCGCTGGGGTATTCAACATTAACAGCGGCGTGCGCAAGATCAAGGATTGGTGCTGATGAATATCAACGATTCACTCCGGTTGATCCAATATATCGAGGCCGCCCCCAAGAGGATGACTAAAAGCGTGCTTCGGGAGTTGGCCGAGATTGTGAAAATAAAAATGCAGTTACTGCGCGGAGAGCCGGCAAGTCCGTAACAGGTGAAACGGATCGAAGAGGCCTATGCGCGTTTCTATGGCGGCGGTCATCATCAGCCGCGTCAATATGTCTGATCTTTAGGAGAGCTGTAATGGCTTGGATTGAGTTTCACGGAGCTCAAATTAAGCGCAAGAAGAAATTCCACGATCTAAGAAAAGAGCTACGAATGTCCTCGTTAGAAGCCCTCGGCTTTCTCGGATCTTTTTGGTCTGAAGTGGTTGAGCTCGCAGATCACGGAGAGATCACTGGCTGGACGCCGGAATATCTCTGTGAAGTAACCGGTTCTGCACTTCCACCGGAAAAGGTCTGGGGGGCCCTGGTCTCGTACAAATGGCTAGATGTAGACTCCTCTAATCGTGTAATTGTCCATGATTGGCTGGACTATGCCGGTACTTATCTCCGCAAAAAGTACGGGAGCAAGAACCGCCAGCGTTTGGTCGAAATATGGAATCTTCATGGGAAAAAGTACGGGGTTGAGGAGGTTGAAAAAATCCGGTCGGAATCCGGTCGGAATCCGGTTGCACCAACCGACCTACCAACCAACCAACCAAAACACCTTGCGCAAGGCGCAAAAGGCACAAGCGCAAGTAATATTATGGAGCCTGTGGAAAACTCGGATCAGCGAAACCCGGAATGTTTAACGCCAGAGTACATCGAACAAGCCAAGAAGGCGTTTGGTAACGTGTTGAGCGTAAAAAAGCACCTGCTTGGCATGGGGTTCACTGAGCATGAGGTAGACGAGAAAATGGGAAAAAAGCATTAGTAGGGGCAAAAGAAAGGTTTTGTAATGCAGATCAACTGCGTGATCATCAGCGGGAATCTTGTTGGTGACCCTGAAGCCAGAAGTACGGAAAACGGACAGCCTGTTGCAAATTTCATCCTCGCCAACAACCGGTCTTTTAAAGCAAGCGATGGGTCCAAGAAAGACGAGGTCGCTTATATCAAAGTCGTCGTCTTTGGCAAGCAGGCCGACGCCTGTATCCAGCATCTCAAAAAGGGGGCCGCGGTGATTGTTGAGGGGCACCTCGCGCAGGATCGCTGGGAGGATAAAGACGGTAAACAGCACACCAAGACCAAGGTCGTGGCGAAGTCGGTCAACTTCGTATTCGCCAAGCGAGAGGATGTGTAGATGCGCCAGCTCAATGGATCGAGTTGGGGGATATGCTGTCCTGGGCCGTCCATGGCCAGACGCGAAACAATCGCGCGTCTGAATAGGCGCGAGCCATCCCACATCGTCGCAGTTAATGGCGCGGTGATGGCTCAGGTGGTCTTTGATTGGTGGGTAGTTCAGGACATTGAGGTGTTTGAGCGTGTCCATAGCGCGGTAGGGACCAATATCGGCTGCGATGTATTACGCTGCCCGGAGCGCTGGGTTCAGGATGTGCCAAGGTATCACAGCGCCCTATTGAGCGCATTCACGGAGATTCCCAAGAAGACATTCCCACCCGGTGAGATTTTATCCCGCAGGATGCCGTTTGCTCAGGAGCTGGATTGGACTGAGTACACCATGATCGCCGCGATCGGGCTGGCAATCCTCGATGAGGCTCAACAGATATTCATCTACGGCGCCGACCTTTCCGGGCGGGGATGGAAAACGAGCGCACAATCCACAACGAGAAGAGCTGGGCCCGGGAAAGAGAACGTCTCGATGAGGTCACCCGGGCGGCCGCTCAGCACGATATCACCATAATTCGGGAGGTGTGTTGATGAACAGCCAGGAAATAGCCGACATTGAGCGCGACAAGTATCAACGCCTATGGCAGGCGGACTATCGGCCCTCTGCCTGCGCGCGTCCGTTGGCGAGGTTCATTGAGGCGCACTCTGAGCACTGGGAAACCATGCTGGATATCGGGTGCGGGGATGGGACCACCGTTGATCTGCTGAGGGCCTGGGGGTTGCATTGCGACGGGGTTGATATCACCTTGGCCGGAGCGCGGAGACGACACAAGGATTCTCAACTGAACCTGCGCGAGGCCCCGGTGTGGGGAATGCCATTTACCGATGAATCCTATTTCCGCACGTTCTCAACCGATGTTCTGGAGCATTTACCGCCGGACATGGTTGATGCGGCAATCACGGAGATATTCCGCGTAACAAAAGGCAAGACGGTCCACGTTATCTCCACATTCCCGCACTGTGTGAACGGAAACGACCTGCATTTAACAGTCAAGGGAATTGATTGGTGGCGCGAGCGTTTTGCCGCTCTGAATAAAAAGCAAATCGACTGCACGATTATGAGCCGGGGGGAGTTTTTAAAAATCTGGGAGGCTGATCCCCATGCAGATGTGTAAGGTTTCGGTCGATCGCCTGCCACTGTCACTCAATACGCTCTTGGCCATGCATTGGCGCAAGCGAGAGGATGACAAGAGATCGTGGAATCTGCACGTTACTTCGGCTTGGCGCAGGGTCGGCAGCATCGTTTTTATCAATCCGATTCACGTGACTTATCTCCTGACTTTTGATTCAAAACGCATCCGCGATCTGGACAACTATATCGGCGGGACAAAGTACATCACCGATGCGCTCAAGCGCACGTTTATCACCAGGGATGACGCCGATTGGCTGCGTGGGGTGTCGGTCAAGTTTTCGATCGGCGTAAAACCCGGCACTGAAATTCTGATTGAGGAGGCCCCCAATGTCAAAGATCAAGTGCTGTGACGCCAGGCGCAGGCGGTACAGCCAGTATGTCGGAGAGGCCGACAGGCTGGGGAAGATGGTTGAGGAGAAACAGGCGGCCTATGGCGACTCGGTTGGAAAATCCCCGGATGTTTTAAGACTGCTTTACCCGGGCGGGGTGGCCCCGGATCAGTACGGCGATCTCATGATGGTGACCCGGGTGATTGATAAGTTGTTCCGGATCGCGACTCAAAAAGACGCTTTCGGTGAGGATCCGTGGCGCGATATTGCTGGGTACGCGCTGCTGAGTGTCATTAAAAACAAGTCAAAGAACAAGGAGAAAAGGCAATGGATGGTCTAAGGCAGGTAGAGCTCTCTAAGATCAAAGCTTCAAAGACAAACCCCCGGAAAATATTCGACAAGAAATTGCAGGCGGAACTGGTGGAAAGTATCCGCGCCCATGGGATTCTTCAGCCGATTCTGCTGAGGCCGGTCGGCGAAGATGTGTTTGAGGTTGTTGCCGGTGAACGCCGGTTCCGCGCAGCCAAGGAAGCCGAACTCGGTACGGTTCCGGCGTTTGTCCGGGAAATGGACGACCGCACGGTGATTGAGGTGCAGGTGATTGAAAATCTTCAGCGTGAGGATCTGCACCCGCTAGAGGAGGCATCTGGATACGAAGCTCTGTTAAAGAATTTCAGCGGCGTGACCGTGGATGATATCGCGGCCAAGGTTGGGAAGAGTAAGGCCTATGTTTATGGTCGTCTCAAGTTGTGCGAGCTGATTCCTTCGGTGCGCGACCAGTTATGGGGAAACAAAATTCAGCCCTCGATCGCATTGTTGATCGCGCGCTTGCCGAGTTCAGTGCAGGAGCAGGCCGCGAACAGCGTGGGGGAGGGCTATACCGGTGAGCCGATGAGTTATGCCCGGGCCCATGAGTACATCACCAACACCTACATGCTGATGCTTCAGTCAGCGCCATTCAGCACCAAAGACTCGGCGTTGGTGCCGGAGGCCGGGGCGTGTACCGGATGCCCCAAGCGGACCGGGAATCAGCCGGAGTTGTTTGGAGACGTCGGCAAGGATTTGTGCCTTGACTCCGCGTGTTTTGCGGCCAAGCGCATGGCGTCATGGGAGAAGAAAACGCAAAAATTGCGCAACGAGGGTTATTCGATCCTGCCGCTGGAAAAGCGCGAGAGGTTCAAGGATTGGGACCATTACGATATCGGCGAGGAGTGCCCGGAGGACCCCAAGAAGAGAAGCTTCAAGAAATTGTTGGACACGATGCCCAAGGATAACTTTGTCGTCGTGGCCGACAGCAAAGGCAATCCCCAGGTGAAGGTTAAGCGCAGTGTCGCAGCTGAGTTCCTGCAGAAGCTCGGGGCCAAGGTGCTCAGCCATCATTTGCCGGAGAAGGTCAGCCGCGAGGAACAAGAGCGCGAGCAGAAATTAAGCGATGAGTTCGACCGGATGGTGATCGCGCAGATCATCGAGAAGATTTTCGACGGCGGACCCCAGCATCACGCGCCGTTGATGAAATACGCGGCCAACTCAATGTTAAATTTTACCCCAGCGGTACGTGAGCATTACGACAACTTTTTAACCAAGACCGGAGCAGAGGATCGCGAGGAGATCACGATTGAGCGGTTTTGGGTGCTGACGCTTTTATCCTGCTTTGAGGGCGAAGTGCCCGGCGATTTCGACGAGGTCATAAAAGAATATAACCTTGATGTTAAAGCCATCCGCCGCCAAGCCATGAAAAACGTCAAGGAGTTGGAGAAAACTGAAAAAGCTGGAAACAAAAAGCAAGAGTAAGCAATATTGTGGAACGTGAAACATTGGTGCGCTTTGATACCGAGAGCAGTTCTCAAGCGGAGCCTGAGAATCGGACGTGATGCCGCAAGCGCACACCCGCGAAAGGATATTGCAATGTCAAGTAAATCAGGTCCACCGCGTCCGCGCCCAGAGTTTCCAGTAAGACCAAAGAACGATATTACTGAGGGGAAGATGAAGAAGGGTGGCGTTAATGATATGCCGACCACGCCACCCCCTCCGCCTCCTGTTGGGCAGGGCGGGGCAAGGATAAGCTTGGCGCACCAGAAGATCAAACTTAAACCTGGGGAATGCAGGATTGATATTAAACGACTGGTCATAAATTTTAAAAGTGAAAGCCCGCGGGAGAAGGCTGTGGCTGATACATTCAGGGCATTTTGGAAAGCTCTCGATGAACGTGATAAAGAGACTGGACCGTCAGCAGAGATAGTCACCCAATCAATTGATGCCAGGCCCATGAGGGAGTTGAATTGATGAGCAATTTTGCTTGCGAGAAATGCGGCGCGATAATTGAAGACTCCCCCGAGGGATATGTGACGGGGTGCGAGCACTACCCGCTCGACGAAGCAGCCGCTAGCCATCGGGCTGAAGCCGAGGCCTCGACGGGTCCTTCCCCCGGGGGATGGGGTATGCG